ACCCAGAAATACTTGAGAGACTCAACAAGCTACCCCATCACATATTGGTGGACTTGCACAGTAGGTTCAGTGAACCTTTCTCGATATCTGTGGTGGAGTTTGGTGAGCAGATACTTGCCAAGCAAATTGCAGAAGACACTACAACATTAAAAAACTTCAAAGGAGAATAAGACAATGGCTAATACATCAACACTTATCGTAAGAGTAAACCGTATCACTAACGCTAGAAGCATAGTGGAAGCAGACAACAAAGCTACTGCATCAGGTGGTGATACACGAGGTAGGTTGTATCAGGTGTACAAAGGTAGAAGTATTCCTTTCATCCATAAGGACATGGTGCAAGGTGTACGTGATGGTAAGACAGGCAGGTTTGTTGCCTAGCAATTAAGTGATCTGAGTATAGGGATGATGGTTATGAGAATACGTAGAGTAAATCCAGTAGCAAAGGCAGTAGCTCGTAACCGTCCTCGTACTCAGGTTATACCCAACAAAAAAGGTAAAGGTTCATACAACAGAAAGAAAGGACGAGAGGATGCAGTCTCAGTCACAATATCAAAAGATGCGTATAACAAAATTAACAACACCGAAACCTAAACGTGACGATTGGAAACGCGAGAGGCGTAAGTTACGTAGAGCGAAACAACACACACAACAGATTGGACAGTAACATGATGAACACATATGGACATGCAGAGTTTGACGTAGACTATGTAACTACAGAGAGATCAGACAAACACAAGTATGTTATTCGTACTGACACAGATGAATGTATCGGTATGGTCAACAGTACCTACACTGGTACGTCACATCCAGATTACTTTGGTAAGATGCGTGAGCAATGGATGAACACATTGCAACCAGAGAAGTATGACATCAAGACTAGGACAGCAGGTAATGGGGCATGGGCATTGGAGACTGTTATCTTTCCCGATCTTAAAGGTGTGGTTGAAACTAATAAGCACAAGACAGAGACAGCTATGCAGTTAAACTACTGGCACAGTGTCAATGGTAGTACCTCTAATAACTTTGTAGGTGGACTGATAGATTTCTTCTGTACTAACGAGATGATTACAGGTGACTATTCTTTCTTAAAGAAAAGAAATACTAAGAACTTTAACCTGTCTACCTTTGCTGATAAGGCAGGTAGTGTCATAGCAGGGTACAGTGAGCACAATGCATGGTGTCAGAGACTGGCTGAGAAGGAGGTACACCTTGATCAGATCGACAGTATGCTTGAGTCCATGATGCCTAAACGTAAGGCAGACAAGATGTTTAGTTCTGTGCTACAGGAAACTAATGTGCGTGGCAATAACATGTGGGCTGTGTATTCAGCTATGACACAGTACGCTACGCACAGTGACAGGTTTGAGTTTCGTAAGACCAACAACGATACTCAGGTACAGCGTCAGTTTAACCGCAACCTAGAGGTAGCCAAGTGGGTAGAACACCCATCATTTTTAGAGATGGCTGCCTGATATGGGTCAGCAGTGGGACATACAAACACAGGCAGAGTTCTATGAATGGCTAGACAAATGCCCTGTACAGTATCAACGTAGGGTGAACCTGCAAGGTGAGCCTAGCTATGTATTCTTTAACCACAGGAAAGGTAAAGTACCACCTTGCCTACATCAACAGGAGGAGGAAGATGTGCAGACACTACTAGATAATGCTAGAGGTAGGAAAGGCAGAAATGCTGGACGCTAGTATACTTGCAGTAGGTGCTACGATTACGTGTCTTGCCCAGAACATTTACTTTGAGGCACGTGATCAACCTACAGTGGGGCAGATGGCAGTAGCCTATGTCGTACTGAACAGGGTGCACCATCCTGCATGGCCTGACACAGTGTGTGATGTCATACGTGAAGGGCCAACATACAGTTGGAAGCAGGACTATCCTATCAGGAACAGATGCCAGTTCAGTTGGTACTGTGATGGTAAGCCTGATGTACCTAAAGACCAACGTGCATGGAACAGGGCAGTGTCCATAGCAGAGGAGGTGTACTATTCATATGGTTTAACAATCAATGTAGTGGATGGTGCTACGTTTTACCATTCAGTGGACGTTGACCCAGCATGGAATAGAGAGTACATTACAACAATAGAAGATCACATATTTTATAGATAGGAGATGATAAATGGGAAAATTTAGAAGAACACACGTTACTATTAAAGAAGAACAAATTGATAGGATTTTAAAGTTTTTAAATAGGTCTAACACTATGGTAAACTACATTCGTAATACCCACGATGTCAGATTGTCTGATGTACGTATATTAGAAGAAGGTATAGATGAACTTGCAGACATGTTTCATTTATACATGCCAGACTATGATCATACAGGAGATTATGTAGAATCATACGATAGAATTTATGTTAGAAAACTAGAGCAAGGAGATTGGGGATTTGGAGAACAAGACCCAAGTCACCATAATCCATATGCCTTGAAGGTGCATAAGAATATAGAAGAGGAGTAGGACATGAACTTATTTTTTATAGACAAATGCCCAGTGATGTCAGCCATACAGCTATGTGACAAGCATGTAGTTAAGATGGTGCTTGAGACTGCACAGATGTGTAGCACTGCACTACATGAGTGGTGCTTTGAGGATGAACTAATACTTGAAGGTGTGTACAAGTCTGCCTACAAGAACCACCCTATGACTGTGTGGGTACGGGAGAATGACGCTAACATGGCATGGGCAGTACTGCATGGACTTGCTATAGGCAGAGAGTATACTTACAGGTATGGCAAGAACCACAAGAGCACTGCTGTTCTAGAGAACATTGCAGAGTACATGTTCCATGATAACTTTGATGAGGACTATAGCCTACACACTACACCACCACAGTGTATGCCAGATGAGTTCAAGTGTGACGATTATGTAGAAGCCTATCGTGAATACTATCGTAAGGCTAAAGCACACATACTACAATGGACAGGCAGACCCACACCTGACTGGATTACAGCTTGACATGGAGTGGGAAATAATATACCTATTAGTAGGCTTGTTAATGGCTATTATCTTTTGAAAGGAGATACAATATGTTAGGTAAAAGAGTTAAGAATATACTATATGTGGTAGTGCTAATGGTAGTGCTACCTCTCACTGCATATGCACAGAACCCTGCACCATGTAGAGACAGAGACAAGGCTATAAAATATTTAGAGCATGTTCATAATGAAGAGTTAATATTCAGAGGTATATCTACAAGAGGACATGTCACACTGATACACTTTAATAGTAAGACAGGTGAATGGACTGCCAGTATCATACGTACACAAAACCCTACCTTGCTATGTGGTGTAGACAATGGTGGTACAGGTGAGATCATGGCTAATGGTGATGGTAGTACACTAAAGAAAAAGAAGAAGACATGGTAGACGATAAGATGTACAGTAATAGTATCTTTGAAATGGTATGGAATGCAGCCCATCACGATCCTGATTATGGTGAGCAACATGCATCAGTGGTTGCATCCATGCACAAGATACCTATAACTACGCTTATGAAAGTAGTGCGACACGCACAACGTACACCTAAGTCTGTCGAGTGGAACAGAGTGAGTGGTAACTTTACTTAATAAAGGATATACATTATGTTAGATGACCATGAAGGAACAAGAACAATAACTAAAACCCCACTGTACACATTTGATTGGTACATAAAATGGGTAGCAAGTCTGCTACTTATGATTGGTATGGTACTTACTGCAAACAATATCTTTCCTATCAACTTAATCTTTCATGCAATAGGCATTGCAGGTTGGTTGTGGGTAGGTATGCTATGGAATGATAGGGCGTTGATCTTTATCAACACATTTGCTTTAGCCACACTCACTAGTAGTTTAGCTAAGATATATATCCTATAAGGAGATAAATATGGAAAGTGTAACATTATGGATGGGGATAGGATTCTTGTTAGCTGCCTACTCTGTGATAGCAAACGACTCTGTACAAACATTGGGTACTTGGATAGCATCCAATAATGAAAAGTTTAATTGGAAAACACTATGGGTATCAGCATCCTCTGTGTTACTTGCTACGTTGTGGTATGGGTGGTACATAAATGGTGGAGACATAAGTTATGGAAGATTAACTAAGATACCCTTTCAAGAAGTACAATGGTATCATGCAACAGCACCTGCTTTGCTACTGCTACTAACTAGGATAGGAGTGCCTGTCTCTACCAGTTTCCTAGTGTTATCTGCTTTTGCTAGTACGTTTGTACTAGAGAAAATGTTAATGAAATCCATGATGGGTTATGCAGTAGCAGGTGTAGCAGCCTATGCTATCTGGTTTGCCATAACGAAGTACTTTGATGAGAGCACTCCTGTTAAGGAAGAACACAAAAGATACTGGCACATAGGACAATGGACAGCTACAGGTTTTCTGTGGTGGACATGGCTATCACATGACATAGCAAACATTGCAGTGTTCCTACCTCGCACTGTACCTGTAGATCTCATGGTAATAATTAGTACTGTATTTGTATTAGGATTAGCATGGGTCTTCCATGAAAGAGGAGGTAGAATACAGAGTATTGTACTAGAAAAGAAACACACACGTTATGTAAGAAGTGCATGTCTTATTGACATGTTTTATTTTGTAGTGCTATGGTTCTTTAAAGAACTTAATAATATTCCAATGAGTACCACTTGGGTATTTGTAGGACTACTAACAGGAAGGGAACTAGCTATAGCTACACTAACTAACAAAGAAAGTTTTAAGAAAGTATTTCCATTGGTAGGTAAAGACTTCTTTAAAATGATGATAGGGTTAGGTGCTAGTGTCGGCATAGTTCTTGGGATACACTATATTATAATTCCAAATGGATACTAGGAGGAATAACAATGAGAGCGATACCACTAAAGAAGTTGGTCAAGCTATACTTACAGTCATCTGAGTTTAATCGCTTACGTGATCAAACAAAGTTAGACTACACTAGGTTCTTAAAGATATTGACAGACACGTTAGGTGAAACAACTGCATCTGTTGTATCAGGTAAGGACGCAAGGATGGCGTATGAAGAATGGGTAACACGAGGCATACACCTAGCTAATCATGTGGCAGCAGTAGCTGGCATTGTGTATAGGCATGGTCAGGATATGGAGTACGTTAAGAATAATCCATTCACGCTAGTAAGGAAGCTATCACCTGTTGCACGTAACACAGTATGGACACAGGATCAGGTACGTCAGTTTCTTGACGTAGCTTATGGTGACTTTGTGTATCGTAATGTAGGACTGATAGTGCAGATGGCCTATGAGTGGTGTCAACGTGTAGGTGACATGCGTATGCTGACATGGGATAGTATTGACTTCAATACACGTAGACTAAAACTGCTACAGTCCAAGCGTGGTGCAGAGGTACAGCTACCCATATCAGATGCGTTACTTGATATGCTTACAGAACAACAGCAGGACTTTGACTTCCAGAAATATGTAGCACCTATGCCTTCACCTAAAGGTGGTGAGTACAAACCATTCTCTATGGAAAGATTGTCTAAGATAGGTAGAATAGTTATGAGACAGGCTAAACTGCCAGATGAATTACGCTTGATGGATCTACGAAGAACTGGTACAACTGAAATGGTAGAGGCAGGTGTGCCACTGCCACAGATCATGTCAGTGACAGGTCATGCTAATCCACAATCGGTGAAGCCTTACATAAAGAATACTTATCTTAGTGCTAACAGTGCATTAACTGCACGACAACAGTTTAAGGAGGAATGATAATGCAAGGAGATTTATTTATAGAACCACATGAAGATAGTAATAATAAGCCTATTGATATAAGTACCATAGGTATTGATTATGGTAATAGCTCTACAAATAAACAATTACTAAATAGCACATCTGAATTTATAAACAGTATACCAAAAGGAAGGTACATGATTCATCCTACTGGATGTACACATAGACTTGATAAGTACAAAGGTAGAACAGATTTTCCTTACATTGTTAATGTAGAAATGGGCAGGGTTATGTCAGTAAATTTTAGTAGAGATGTGTATCCATGTGTAAAGTTACGTAACAGAATTAAACAAAGAACTTTTTACCTACATAGACTTGTAGGAATGGCCTTTTTACATAATCCTTTACCACTAGACAGGACGATAGTTCATCATATTAATGAAGACAAACATGATTACTCTTTAGATAATTTAGAATGGGTGACTGCATCTTATAATATGAAACAAGTTACACAAGCTGATAAAAATCAAGTAAAGTATATTCCTAGTTTAACATTATAGGAGTTATATATGTTTGAATATCTCACAGGCTTAGATATAGTTGATGGTGGTTCTATACGTATGGATTGTCCTGAATGTAAAGGACGTAAAACATTCACTGTGTCTAATCTAAATGGACAGCTACTATGGAACTGTTACAAGGTAGGATGCAACATCAGTGGTGCTAATAAAGTAAGCATGTCTGCTGACTCCATACACAGGAGATTAAATATGATAGAAGAAAGCACACTTAAAAAGTTTATGATGCCAATAAACATTGTACCTGTCAGTGGTGAATACACACATTCTCTAGCATGGGCATGTAGTTGGGGTCTGTCACCAAAAGAACATAACCTTATGTATGACATACGTGAGCATCGTGTTGTGTTTCCTGTAGTACACAAAGGTATTACTGTAGATGCTACAGGCAGATCAATAGCAAAGCGTCTACCTAAGTGGAAAAGGTATGGAAATAGTAGGTTGCCTTATGTACATGGTTGTGGTAAGGTAGCTGTTGTTGTAGAGGATTGTGTTAGTGCAGCAGTTGTTGGAGATGATCGACATACAGGAGTAGCTTTAATGGGAACTTCAATGTCCAATGAACAGAAGCAGTATCTAACGCAGTTCTCTACAGCAGTAGTAGCATTAGATCCTGATGCGTCAAAGAAAACATTATCAATAGCAAAGGAGTTAAGAAGTGTAGTTAAGGATGTAAAAGTTCTACGTCTACAGGACGATATAAAGTATAGGAATAGGAAAGATATAGATGCACTTAATACAATATGAAAGGATAGGATATGGAACTTTCACTTATAAGAAGCCTTATGGAGAAACAATTCTACGAGGAACATAGAGGTTCACGTTGCCCTATGAAACTATTCAGCAAGGATATACAAAAAGTTAAACGTGTAATAGATAAAGCAATGGATGATT